AAACAGATACGATAGAAGCTCAAACTTTTACTTCTGCTGAATCTATGTATGAAGTTGTTGTTTATAATATTAGAGAAACCTTAGATACCTTTATTGATAAGTTTACTTTGACACTAAATGATTGGACTTTGGTAGATAACATAAGTTTTAAATACATTGAGCCAACAACAACTACAACTACCACTACTACTTTGCCACCACCACCTGTTGTTTTTGAGCCACCACCACCACCTGAGCCTGAGATTTTTGTTGTTATTTTAGATAATGGAGAAGAAGCTGAATATGAAGAACACGAGATACAAGACGGAACAGTAGAGAGAGATAATGAACGACAAAAGAATTATGAATTATACGGTGTAGAATTAACTGACGAGCAGGTTGCAAGGGGAGATTTAAAATTATATGACATTGAAGAACAAGATGTGGAAGAAATCGGAGACGAGTTTTTTGATGATGTTGATGTACTTGACATTGTGGAAGATGAGCTTACTCAAGAAGAACTTGAACGACAAATGGAGTTTGATGATAAACTCTTGGAACTTGAAGAAGAAATGGAAATATTTGAGTTTGATACTGAAGAAGAAGCAAAAGAGTTTGTCGAAACAATACTTGAAGTACAGGAATACATTGAAGAAATAGATGATATTTATATTGAAGAAATTATTATTGAAGATATACCTGAAGAAATAATAATTGTTATACAAGAAGAAGAATTAGAAGATGAATTGGACGAAGAAATATTTACAGATGACACCGAGTCAGAGACAGAAATTCAAGAAGAAGATGAAATCGTTATCGAAGAAGTTGAATTAACAGAAGAAGAAATACAAGTAGAAGTTAAAGAAGTTGAAGAAAAGATTGAAGCTATACAAGAGACCGAAGTTGAAGAACTTGAAACAGAACAAGTTGTTGAAATCATTGAAGAAGTTAATGACGCAGGATTGGAAAATCTTGACGAAGTTAGCGAAGATGTACTTGAAGTTGTAGCTCAAGTTGTAGAACAATCAATAGAAAAAGCAGATGAACTTACAGTAGAACAACAGGAAGTCGTGGCAGAAGTTCTTGGATTTACAGAAACAGAAGATGTACAAGTTATTGCAGAAGCAGTAAAGACTGATGAAACAGTAGCAAAAGCAGTAGAAGAATATGTAGAGAGAGCAGTTGAGAACGCTGACATAGAAGATTACAACTTAGCAGATGTTACAACAGAAATTACATTTGAGTCTTTAGCTCAAGGAGACTTTAGTGTTATTATTGATGTTGATTTAGACGCAGTAAATTTAACAAACATTACTGATGATATGAGTTCTCAGCAAAAAGAAAAGGCACAGGAAGTCATTGTGCCAACAATTATGGTAAGAATTTTATCATTGGCAGTAAGGAGATTTAATTGATAAAAGAATTGTGGGCTTGGTTGATTGAAGCAATAAAAGAAACTCTTAATCTTGCTTGGACATTAGTGGGAATGATTATTGCAATATTAACTTTGAGTGGTGCGTCTAGGACTATAACTTTTTATGCAACTGTAATTACTTTGGGAATATGGTTAGTTACAATTAGATTTAGAAAATAATGTGTTTGATAACTAAAAAAGATGACGGCTCTTTTGTGCAGATATGTAACTGCGAGTACGGAAGCAGTCATTGTAAGGATAACTAATGGCAGATAATGGAATGACAAACAAAGAGATGTTAATGCTTGTTTTAGAAGGACAAGATAAGATAAATTCACGCATTGATGAGCTTCACGAGAAGGTAAATACAAAGATTTCTAGGTCAGAACTTATGGCTACTGCTACCTTTATTGTTCTACTTATAGGTGGAATTATCCAATATTCTATGTAAATTAGCCATTTAGAGCCGTTTTAAGAGCATATTTAGAGGATTTAGCTATAACTTACCACCCTAAAAAAAACTAAAAAAAACTTAAAAAATTCTTGTTTTTGTGTTGCATTTATAATCTATGATTATATAATAAGAGTATGAAAAATACAGATTTTACAAATAAGAAAAAAGAAGTAGCAGATATTTATATTTTAATTGATGAAATAATTGTTGAAGCACAAGCTAGGTTTTATCCTACAAAGGATTTAGATGATGTTTATACTAAGTTTCTTAATAATGGAGTAAAAGATTGTGAAGAAAAAATAGCTAAAACAAATGATTTAGAATGGATTGCAGAACTAGAGCTAAACAAAAAATTTAGTGAATTGTGGATTAAAAGGGCTAAAAACAAGCAAAGAATGGCTACTATAAAATACTTTGCAAATAACAAATAATACAAAAGACCTTAGAAGCTATTGCTAGTATCTAAGGTCTTTTTTTTATTTATAAATCACAGATTCGTCAATTTATGATTTATAATACTTATTGTGAATAAAGTAAAAGGAACAAGTTGTATGTTCTGTGGCAAACATCTTACCACAATTCGTGGTGCTTTGTTTTGTAACGACATAAATTGTATAAATTTTAATTTAATAATTAATCAACTTGAAGAAATAAAAACTTAGTAAAGGAGATATATGCCTTCATTAATTATTGAAGGTGTGATTGCGTGTCTCTTATCTTTGCCACCAATGGCAAGTGATATGGAGACTTACTTAGATTGCAGGGAGCAATATAAAAAAGTCAAAGTTGTAGAACAATGGATTCCTATATTGCAGACACACTTCAAGCCTGAAGATGTTTTACAAGCTAGTCTTATTGTTTATTGTGAATCATCAGGCAGACCTTCAGTACATAATCACAATACAAATGGGACAATGGACGAAGGTTTGTTTATGTTTAATGATGTAACTTGGACTTGGTTGCAGGATAAACTGAACTTTGAAGGAGAGAGAAAAGACCCATTACTCAATATTAAAATAGCTTCTTGGCTCTTTTATAATGACGGCAAGGGTAAACATTGGTATAGCTCAGAACATTGTTGGAACTATGATTTTTGATATACCACTATTAGATGATTTAGATGAGGAGTTGAGTGATAAAGAAATACAACTTTATAGAGCAAGACAGAGTAGGGAAGCTCGGAGAGAAGCTAATACTTAACCATTATAACTTTATAAAAGATAAAAATGGTAATAAGTATCACGCAAGAGCAACAAGAATTGATGAACAATTACAAG